GTTCTGGCCGCAAGCCCAAGCCGGTCGAGCGCAAGATCGCGGCGGGAAATCCCGGCAAGCGCAGGCTGAATCTGGCTGCTCCGAATTTTGGTGCGGTGGTCAATGTTGATCCCCCTAAACACCTAATGGGGACGGCGCTTGAGGTGTGGCAGGAAATTGTCCCGCTGCTGTGCGCGCAGAAAGTCTTACAGGCGACTGACCTTGGGACGTTGACGGATTACTGCATTGCCCGTGGGACGTATCTAGATGCGTATCAGGATACTGTCGAGCGAGGTTTGCTGATCACGAACAGCAGGGGCGAGCAGGTCGCAAACCCATCACTTACCACGATGGCCAAGGCTGTGCGAGGCATGGCGACCTTCGGCGGGGGCTTTGCGCTTGACCCCGCCAGCCGCCAACGCCTGACAGCCCCCCAAAAACGCGATGCTGGTGCCGAGTTGAAAACCATCCTGGAAATGTGACATGGCAAAAGGCAAGCATCCACTGACCACCAAAGCGCAGAAATTCGCGCGCGACGTGGTGAGCGGCAAGGTGCCGTGCTGCCGGTACGTAAGGCTGGCGTGTCAACGCCACATGGATGATCTCGCCAAGAGCACGGGGCGGGATTTTCCGTTTCGCTTTGATCCAGTCAAAGCCGAAAAGAAATTGCGGTTTATCGAAATCTTGCCTCACACGAAAGGCGAATGGGCGCAGAAACGCCAGCGCGTGACGCTTGAGCCGTGGCAGTGCTTCGGGCTTGCGGCGACGTTTGGCTGGGTCAGGAAGAAAGACGGTTTGCGCCGATTTCGGGAATCGTACTGGGAAATTCCGAGAAAGAGCGGGAAAAGTTCTCTCGCCGCAGGTGTGGGTCTTGGCATGTTCTGCGCGGACGGAGAGTTCGGCGCAGAGGTCTACAGCGGTGCAACGACGGAAAAGCAGGCATGGGAGATATTCCGCCCTGCCAGGCTGATGGTCAACCGCACGCCGGAATTGAAAGCCTTGCTGGGCATCGAGGTCAACGCGGCCAACATGAATCGCCCCGAAGACGGCAGCCGTTTTGAGCCAATCATAGGCAATCCGGGTGACGGAGCGTCGCCGTCGTGCGCATTGGTCGATGAGTATCACGAGCACATGGCTGACGATCTGTACGTGACGATGCAGACTGGCATGGGGGCGCGCCGCCAGCCGCTGCTGTTCATCATCACGACGGCGGGCTACAACGTCGCGGGACCTTGTTACGACAAACGCACCGAGGTCGTCGAAATGCTCGAAGACCTGGTGCCGAATGATGAATTGTTCGGCTGGATATGGACAATTGACGAGGACGACGACTGGACTGACCCGAAGGTACTGGCGAAGGCCAATCCGAACATGGGCGTGTCGGTTTACGAGGATTACCTGTTGGCGCAACAGGAACAGGCGATACGCCGCGCGCGCTTTGCCGGGTCCTTTAAGACCAAGCACCTGAACGTCTGGACGGCGGCCAAGGCCGGGTTTATCAACATGGCGAAGTTCATGGCCGCGCCGTGTCAGGACACGAGCTTGTCGCTGGATCAGTTTAAGGGCTGGGACTGCGTGCTGGGATTTGACCTGGCGGCGAAAGTCGATCTGACGGCCATGGTCAAGTTGTTCTACCAGGATATCGACGGTCGGCGGCATTACTACTGCGTTGCCCCGACATTCTGGGTGCCGGAAGAAACAGTACAAGGAACCGAGAATCGCCGAATCGCTGACAGGTATCGATCCTGGGTAGCCTCGGGACATCTGATCCAGACCGACGGCGCAGAGATTGATTACCGCGACATTATGGCCGAAGCACTGGAAGTCAACGAGCTGGCTCCCGTGGAATCCTGCCCGATTGATCCGCACGGCGCGGCGAACCTGTCGCACCAGCTTGACGATGAGGGTTTGAACCCCATCACGGTGATCCAGAACTACACCAACATGTCTGACCCCATGAAGGAGTTCGAGGCGGCGGTGCTATCCGGCAGGTTCCATCACGACGGACATCCGATCATGACGTGGTGTGTGGGGAATCTGATTGCCAAGCCAATGTCGGGCAGTGACGACGTGATGCGTCCGATCAAGCAGGGCGACGACAACAAGATTGATGGGGCGGTGGCGCTGATCATGGCGATTGGCCGCGCCATGATTGGGACGCAAGATGACCTATCGGATTTTTTCAACAACGCGGTGATCGGGTAAGCATCGAAGATCGAGCACAAAAGCAAAGCCCCGTCAGACGGCAATCTGGCGGGGCTTTTTTATTGACCCTATCTGTGCCATAGGAGCAATGTGAAGTGAAGTTTAACTTAAAACCCCGTTTGGAAGTGAGCGGAAAAATGAGCACTGAAGATGCAGGTAGGGTAGGAGCCAGGCTGGCCGATGCCGCAATGGTGCTGGCTCGTTATGGCGGATTAGCCGCACTGATTGTCGCCCTAGGTAAAACTCTGCACTGGATTCGCTGGTGGTAGCCATGAAGGCGCAGAAAGGTGGGCGGTTGCGTGCGGCGGTAGGTTGGCTGGGCGTCAAAGCCATGGATTTTGCCGGCATGGATGTAGGTGCGCGCTGGGGGGCAAGCAGCACGTCAGGCGTCAACGTCAACGACCGTAACGTACTGCAATTGTCGGCGGTATGGGCGTGCGTACGTCTGATCTCGGAGACCATCGGCACGTTACCGTTGGGAATGCACGAGCGCACCGCCACTGGCAAAAGACCCGCTCCACAGCATGGATTGCACCTTACCATCAGTACTCAACCAAATACGGACACAATCTCATCGGTTTTCTGGGAGGCGGTAGTCGCGGCCATGCTCCTACAAGGTAACGCACGCTGCGAGAAACTGATGATCGGCGAGCGTGTGGTTGGTCTGCAATTTCTCATCCCCAATCGGTTGATGATCTCAATCAGAAGCGATGGCAAGAAAGAGTATCACTACACGGAAGACGACGGCCGTCAGCGTTTGATTCCTGAATCACGGATTTGGACGATTCCCGGTTGGTCGAGGAACGGCAGGACCGGCGTGAGCGTCATTCAGTATGGTGCTGAGGTTTTTGGCACAGCGCTTGCTACGGACAGGGCGGCTTCCGGTACGTTCAAGCGTGGTCTGATGCCGACGACCTGGTTCAAATATCCAAACAAGTTGAGGCCGGAACAGCGCGAGCAGGCGCGCGAGTTCATTATTGAACGCGCGTCGGGTGCGGCGAATGCTGGCAAGCCTATCATCCTGGAGCACGATATGGAGATGGGCGTCCTTAGCATCAGGCCGAAGGATGCGCAGTTGTTGGAATCGCGCGGTTACTCGGTCGAAGAGATTTGCCGCTGGTTTCGCGTGCCCCCGTGGATGGTGGGTCACACAGAAAAAAGCACGAGCTGGGGCACGGGCATTGAAAGCCAGATGATCGGCTTTCTGACGTTCACACTTGCCCCGTGGATAAAGCGCATTGAACAATCCATCATCAAGGATCTATTGACTCCCGCCGAGCGCCCGCGCTACTACCCGAAGTTCGCAGTAGAAGGGCTGCTGCGCGCCGATAGCGCTGCGCGCTCGACCTTCTACGCAGTGATGGTTAACAACGGCATCCTGACCCGCGATGAGGTGCGCGAACTCGAAGACCGTGCGCCGATGGGTGGCAACGCTGCGGTGCTCACCGTTCAGACCGCGCTTGCCCCCTTGGACGACCTGGGCAAAAACAACGAGCGTGCGCTAAGCGCTGTGGAGGCTGTGCAAAAAGCCTATCTAGGCGTCGGCAAGGTCATCACATCCGACGAAGCGCGCCAATTGGTCAACCAGGCTGATGCTGACCTGCCCATCCCTGGTTCAACATTCCCGACAAACCAGTACTGACAGCAAAATCAAAAAAGCAAAGCCCCGAACTGTTGGAAGCAGTCGGGGCTTTTTGTTTCAAACCTTGCAGCACAAGGAACGAAAAAATGCAGCGCCTTGATTATAACGCTATAGGAACGTAGGAGCATCCTACAAAGCAAAAGCCCCGCCAGCGGCCAACTGACGGGGCTTTTCATTTGCCTATCTGGTTCATAGGACAAACATGACGCACCGAAATTATAGGCGTTTTAAGCGCAAACGAGAAGGGAAAATCAAAATGGGCGATCTGGAATACGACGGCTATATCACTCCCTGGATGTCGGCATGTATCGGCATTGCCATATTGCTGCTGGCTGTCGCACCGCTGACTTACATTATTCTGCGTTGGGGATAAATCATGAGCATCAAAACCCTACCGGCAGCGCCGGTCGGTCGCCCCTGCGCGGCTGTATCAAGCTACGTTGCGCCGCGCGCGCTGGATCGCTGGGACACTGGCGTGCGCGCCGCAGCCGACGAATCGGATGATCGCACTATCGGCATTTATGACGTGATCGGTCAGGACTGGTGGACGGGCGAAGGCGTCACCGCCAAGCGCATTGCTGGCGCGTTGCGCGCAATGGGCGCGGGCCATGTGACGGTCATCATCAACAGCCCAGGCGGCGACATGTTCGAGGGCTTGGCGATTTACAACCTGCTGCGTGAACACCAGGGCGAGGTCGTCATCAAGGTGCTGGGACTGGCCGCTTCTGCCGCCTCGATCATTGCCATGGCGGGCGACACGGTGCAGGTTGCACGCGCCGGGTTTCTGATGATCCACAACTGCTGGGTCATCGCTCAGGGCAACCGCCACGATTTGCGGGAGTTTGCCGAAACCATGGAACCGTTCGACGCGGCCATGGCCGACATTTACGCGGCGCGCAGCGGCCAAAACCTGGCGGACGTACAGCGACAAATGGACGGCGAAACCTGGATTGGTGGCAGTCTTGCCGTTGAGCAGGGCTATGCCGACGAGTTATTGCCATCCGATCAGGTGGGCAAGTCTGACGCCAAAGCAACGGTCAGCGCCGTGCGGCGCATCGAAGCGGCCATGCGCGCCGCTGGCATGCCGCGCAGCGAAGCCCAGCGATTGATTTCCGATTTCAAGTCCAGCCTGAGCGATTCGGCTGGCAGCGGCGTGCGTGATGCCGCCGGACGCGGCCCGAGTGATTCGGCTGCATTCAGTACCACGGCCAATCTGGCTGCATCCCTTACCCACATTTTGAAATAGGAGGCCAAAATGGCTACCCAGCCTGAAAACGGTAGGCGACCAACTCAAAGCCCAGGCCGAGCGGGCGGAAAAAGAAGTCAAGGCGCATCAAGCGTTGAGTGCCGAGACCCGCGCCAAGGTTGATGATTTGCTCACCCAAAACGGAGAATTGCAAGCCCGTCTGGCGAACGCCGAACAAGTGATCGCCAAAGTGCAAAACGGCGCAGGCGCACCTGCCCGCCCCCAATCCATGGGCGAGCAGCTAACCGAAAGCGACCGCTATCAGGCGTTCGCATCGAATCCGCACGGTACATTCCGCATGCCGGTGCAAGCTGGGTTGGGTTCCGGGCAGGATTCGGCAGGGGAGTTGATTCAGCCGCAACGTCTGCCCGGTATACAAGGGCCAATGTTGCGTCGCCTGACTATCCGTGACCTGATTACCTGGGGACGCACGTCTTCGAACAGCATTGAGTACGCACGCGAGAAGCTGTTCACGAACAATGCTGCCCCCGTGGGTGAGAATCCAACTGGCGGCAAACCTGAATCGAACCTAACGTTCGATGGCGATAACGCGCCCATCGTCACGATTGCGCATTGGATTCACGCCTCCAAGCAGGTACTGGCGGACGTTCCCATGCTGCAAAGCTACGTGGATGGTCGGCTGCGTTACGGGCTGAAGTTCGTTGAGGAAGCGCAATTGCTCAAGGGCAGCGGCGTGGGGTTGAACCTCAACGGCATCTACACCCAAGCATCAACCTACAGCAATCCCGGCGTGACCGTAGAGAACGAAACGCGCGTTGATCGTTTGCGCCTGGCGTTGTTGCAAAGCGCACTGGCCGAGCATCCGGTAGACGCCATCGTGCTTAACCCGATTGATTGGGCGGCCATTGAACTGATCAAAAACGCACAACATGATTACATGTTCACCAACGCCAATTCGACCATGCAACCGGGATTGTGGGGGCGTCATGTTGTCGCCACACAAGCCATGGACGCCAACGAGTTTTTGGTTGGCGCATTCGGTGGCGGACTGGCGGTGCAGGGTTGGGATCGGGAAGACATGAACGTTCAGATCAGTCTTGAAGATCGCGACAACTTCATCAAGAACATGGTGACGATCCGTTGCGAAGAGCGCGTGGGTTTGACGGTGTATCGACCCGAAGCGTTTGTTAAGGGCACTTTCGACGGGGTGAAACCGTAAAGGCAGGCGAAGGGTTCCGACCCTTCAAAAGCGAAAGCCCCGGCTGTTGACGCAGCGCGGGGCTTTCTGTCATTGACCCTCTGAAAACGGCAGAAGGAAGAGGCTCTTGCAAAACTCCCGCAACCAATCTCCGGTTTTTGGTTTTTTGACGCTTTTCCAGGCGGTGCAAGCAGTTTTGTGCTCTGATCTGCGTTTT